TAAATTTAAATCAGTTATAACATATGAAAATAAAGTAGAATTATCTAAACCAAATCTAGAATTGATAAATTCTGAATTAGAAAAATTAATAATTCATAAATTTGAAACTTTTGATAAATATTTCACACCAGAAGATATAAAATCAGAAGTTTCTGATAATAATTACAATTTTGATTTATATATGATAGTATATTCAAATTCATTAAAAAGGAATAATAATTATAAAACAATTAAAAACATAGCATATAAATTTGAAGCAATAGATACATTAAATAATTATGATAAATATAAGAATTTTTGTATTGAAAATAATATATTTACACAAGAATATTTAAAATATTGTGATAATTTAAATGGTAAATTAGGATGTAGTTTATCCCATATTAATTTATGGAAAAATTTTTTAAGTTCTAAAAAAAATTGGTTATTAGTATTAGAAGATGATGTAAAATTAGAAAACTATAATCCAATAATTATAGAATTATTAATAGGTGAAGCAGATAAGAATAATTCAAATTATATTCAATTATTTACCAATGGTAAATATTTTAATGAACAAATAAAACAAGAAAAAATAAATTATAATTTATTTAAAATGATACCACAGTGGGGTGGAGTTGCATATTTAATAAATAAAAAAGGTATTGAAATTATGCGATCAAAAATACCTTTTGATGAAAATAATGATATAATGATATCTAAGAATATAGAAGATTTAAATGCGTTATGTTTTATTAATGATATTTTTATTAATAAAGGAGCAATTGATGGAAATGATAAAATATCAGAATATGGCAGTTTAATTTGGTAAATAATTATGTAAATTATAAAAGATAAATATAATTTAAAAAATAAATTTTATAATAAAATTTATTTTATAAATTATTATAATTAGAATGAATTTTGATGCATATATGGTTGTTTACCAAAAATCATCGGAACGTGTTAATAATTATTATGAAGCTAAAGAAAAATTTAAGGAATTATTAATGTTTGAAGCATATGATGCAATTAATGATGGTGAAAGATGTATACAAATTGGAAAAGAAGAAAATCTATTAGGACCTTACTTTTATAAAAGTAGTGGTGAAACAGGTTGTGCATTATCACATTTAAAATTAATGGAACATTTTTATAATACAAGTGATAAAGATTGGTTATTAGTTTTTGAAGATGATGTTCATTTAAATAATTTCGAAATAAATACAATAAATAAATTAATTAATATTTGTAATATTAATAATAGTTATTTTGTACAAATGTTTACACCATTAGAAATTTTAGAAAGACAAAAAAAAACAAAACAATTTGCTCCAAATGTATATCAAATGATGATTACTTGGGGAACAGTATCTTATATGGTTCATAAAAAAGGTTGGGAAATATTAAAACAAGCATTTCCAGTTAATTATCCTATTGATTTTTTATCAAGAAAATTTATTAAAGAATTGAATGCATTAGCATTTATAAATAATATGATTTTAAATATAGGAAGTAGATGGGGCGGTGATCAAGATAATCTCTTAGGAAGTATTATTAATCCACCTCAAGTAAAAGTACCATTAACAATTGAAAATAAAAATAAAATTATTAATAGAGAATTATATGATTATAATAGATTGATAAATAAAACAAATATTAGAGTAGCTATAAATAAAACACCAATTATAAAAAATATAATTGAAGTAAAACGTATTAAACAAGAATCTAAACAAATACCTAAACAAAAATTTACACAATTAATTAGAAAACGTCAAAATCAAAAAACTAGAAATGAACAATCTACACAGTTAATTATAAAACAACCTAGACAATTAATTAGACAACAATCAAGGCAAATAATTAGACAACAATCTACTAATTTAATTAATCAACAACCTAGACAGTTAATTAGACAATCTAGACAATTAATTAGACAATCTAGACAATTAATAAGACAAACTAAACAAATAATAAGACAACCTACACAAGTAATAAGACAACCTACACAAATAATAAGACAACCTAAACAAGTAATAAGACAACCTAGACAATTAATAAGACAACAACCTAAACAAATAATTAGACAACATAGACAATTAATTAGACAACAACCTAAACTACAACTTGGACAAATAATTAAACAAAGAGATAGAGAAAGAGAAAGACGAAAACATTTAATTAAACAAATACCAAAGAAAATGATTAAACAAATACAAAAAATAATAATAAAAAAAAAATCAAAACAAATAGTTAAACCAAAGCAAATTGTTAAACCAAAGCAAATAGTTAAACCAACGCAAGTAGTTAAACCAAAGCAAGTAGTTAAACCAAAGCAAGTAGTTAAACCAAAGCAAATTGTCAAACCAAAGCAAATTGTTAAATCAAAATAATAGTTAAATAAGCTTAAACAAAAGGCATAAAAAATGTAGGTTGATTGATACCATATTTAATGATATCTTTTAATATAGAGTCTTCTTCTAATGGTGTAAATGTAATACGCCCACCTGTTTCATCAGAAGTGTATTCTGAATTTTCTAATTTATTAGTGTCTAATATTAAATCGAAACTACCTGTACCTCCTGGTATAATTTTACCCAACATAATGTTAGATGATATAGATTTCATTGTGTCTTTTTCATTGAATATTGCAGCATTAATAAAATGATCCATTGTTTGTTCAAATGATGCTTTTGCACAAGGGTCTGAATCTAATTTACTTAAACCGTGTCTATCAATAGATGTAATATCTCCATTATGTGTCATCATATCAACTAGTAAAGATAAATGTGTATTATTTAATTTATCACCCAATACTTTCATATATTCTACCATTAAAATATTTCTTGTTGCTTCAATACCATAATGTTTATAAATGGTAAAAATATCGTTAATTAATACACGACTATTATTAATACCTTTCATATATTTTAATTTTTCAAGATTTATACCATATGTTGTAACTACAAATTCTTTTTCTACTACATTTGCTCCAGTATTAGCATCATTTACAATTACACGTTGTTCATCCATACTAATATCATTAATACCATCAATACCTTTTAATGTAATATCATTTAGAACAATATTTAAGAAATCAACTAAAATTTGATAGTTGAATGTTGAAATAGAAAATCTAATATGAATAATTTGTTCTTTATCAGCTGTACTATTACTTAAAATAGCACATCTGCTTATTTTACTAAATATATCTTTTTCATTTCTCTTCATTGTTTTTAAATTTGTAAAATGTTTATACCAAAAAGAAACAAACTTTGTTTTAATATCTAATAAAGTTGTTTCCTTGTCTAACATCTTTTCAATATTCATTTTCAATCTGAAAATGAATGGTAAACTACTTAATTCTGCTTTTTGATTGTTTGTGAAGAATGGCGTAGATACATTATCTGCTGTAATTTTCTTATCAATATTTGTTCCAACTGGATTATAATAAATCTCAGCTGTATCTATTAATTGTTTGATTGATAGATATTTGAAATAAGAAGCAATTCTATTTACAGCAATGCGATCACTTCTTATTGCATTTTCAAAATAGACTGTGATTTGAGGTGTCTTAATATCTTTACTAAATGATAATAATTCTAAGATACGAGGTACACCTGATACAGCACCAGATTTAGATGATACACCAGCAAAGTGCTTTGTGTTCAAATTTAATTGGGTTGTTGGTTCTCCAATAGATTGAGCTGCTAAAATACCAACCATTTCACCTGGTTCAGCAATACCTTTTACAAAACTATTTCTAATTTCATCCCAAATATTTGTTAACTTCTCTTTTGTTAAACCATAATCAAAGATACATTTATTAGGTGATAAGTATTCATATAATGCTACTTCTAATATAAATTTTAATGATCTATCATCTTGTTTTAATCTATCGTTACCTTTTGTTGCTATAGGTAATAGCTTAGTTTCAGGTAGATTTAAGAAATCTTCAATTGAATCTATAATGTCTTGAGGCTTTAATTCTAAGTTTTCTGTTTTAGATGAATAATCTTGAGTTAATCTAAAAAGATTAACTGGTAACATAAACTTCTCTTCCATCGTCTTGAAATTTAATAATGCTTTCATTTGAATAGTTCTCATTTCATCTCTATAACTCTTCATTTTATTTAAATATTTTGTATTAAATGCTTTCAAGTCTTTCATTGTAATTTTATGTTTCTTTTCAATCTTCTTTAATTGTTCATCAGTAAAATTAAATCTTTCTTCTAATTTCTTATTATCCATTTCCATAATATTTAATTTGATTTCAGTTTGACAGGCTTGATTGATACCGTTTTCACCGTATACATATTGAATGACTACACCACGGGAATTTCTATTTGTGCCGTCATATTTGATACTCAAATCTTCCAAACCTTTAATCAGTTTTCGTTGCAAATATCCAGTTTGAGCGGTATCGCGAACTTGAAGACCATTTGCAAGACCAAAGTTTAATGTTGAAGGAATAGTTAAATCGTAAACTTTTGGATGTAATGCAACATCAATTAAGTTTATTTCAGTAATTTCATCTAATACTACGTTATTAAAAGTATCAAAATTTTTATGTGCTTTACACCATTTCTTATCTTTCATTTTCTTATCTTTATTTTCTTCTAATAATGTTACTTTTTGAGAGAATACTTTAGCCCATTGAGCAGATATTCTTATTCTATGAGATGGTAATATATTTTCTGTATTTAAATTATTAGATTTTAATTGTGTTGTATATACTTTACAGAATACACCTATTCTGGAACATAACATTGAAATACCTTCAATTAGTCTTTTAGAAGCAGAACTTGCATCAATTGAATTCTTTGTAACGCATCCATCTCCAGAGAAATAACCATTTAATAATCCAAGTATAAATTCTTTTGAAGCAATGAAAGCTTCTGAAGGAACAAATTTATGTTCAGCTCCGTGTCCTACCAATTTCGTTAAAAAGTCTGCTAATATAGTAGAAAATCCTCTAATAGAATTTGTTTCACCTCCAATTTTATTAATTCTATTTTCTTCATCCCATTTAATATTATGGTTATCAAACCAATTTCTTACAAATTTTTTAACATTTTCATTTGTATTTGTAATTCTTACGGATGAATTGTTTACATTTCCTTCAGCTAAAAATAAACCTATAAAAATACCATTTTCTTTATTCAATGGAAATTTATCAGCTATTAATGTTGCATTACGATTTCCACCATAAGGAAATACAAAACCTTTCTTAATATCTTTAGAACGAACTATACATCTTTGAAGAGAAGCCTTTTTTGTATAAGGTAATATAAAATTAGTTCCATTATTTCTTTCCCACCATCCAGTTGGAACAGCAAATCTGTCTTCCATAGCAGTGTTCATTAATTCTATTGCTTTATTAAAATCAGTACCATAAATATATTCTTTCTTTGGTAAATAATTAGATAACTCTATGTATTCCATAATTATAGGTGGCTCGCATAATGTTTCAGTTACAGGAACACAATCACCTACTTTAATATCTGGGGTAAGCATTTCTTTTAACTTCTTTGTTTCTTTATCCCAAATTAATAATGATTTGCTTTCAGTAACAGTTACTTTACGACCTCCACTTGTTTTTATTTCATATAATTGAGTTCCAGGGTCGTGTCTGGTAATTGCAGACACTTGTCCCCAACTTACTATACCATTTTCATCTGTTGTTGGTATAAAAATATCTTTTGTATCTAAAAGTTCCATTTGACGGTCAGTATAATGTTTTACTTTTCTTGAATTAGTTTCTAATAAATTATCAATCCATTTTCCTATTTCAGTGTATTTAGGTTCATTATTCTCTATAATAACAATAGGAGTTTCCCATGTTACAGACTTAATAGCGGTATCAATTAAACCTTCGCGTCCCGCAGCGGTAAAGATAAAAGCTTCATAACCTTTTAAACCATCCAACAGAGAAGATCTTGTAAATCCTCTTGCCTCTGGTGTATCGTCATCTTTATGGAAATAAATTAGTGAACGCCCTTCTACTTTCTTTGCAATACGTCTACCTTCCAAAGCTTGTTGACCGATACAAGCCATCATTTGTTGTAAGTTAGTTTCTGAACCCTTTGCACCTGATGTAACTAAAGCCCAGAAAAAGTTAGAAGCATTCAAGTTTTTCTTGATTGTTGCACCTACATCACTACCAATAGCATTCATTTGAGAATATAAACTTGCTTCAATAATTTGTGGCGAAATTTGGTCCACTTCGTTTTCGTATTGTGTCAAGTTATATTTATTTTCAAGAACTGTGTTGTCTAATAACTTTTTAATTTGTTCTTCAAATTTTAAATCCAAAAATGAATCTTTGAAACTAATTGTTAATCCTCTTACTAATAAGTAATTCAATATTAACTTTTGTGCATCATCAATAAATTCTCTTGTTTTATTTGGACCATATTTATCCCAAATAAAATGAATGATTGAGTTTTTAGAAACTGATAATGAACTCTTATCTAATAAACCAGCTAATAATTCACCATCTTTTATTTGGAATGTAATTTCACCTTTGTCATTTTTCTTTGTGTGGTTAATTCCTTTGGGTATAATTTTTGTAAAAATTTCTATTCCTGTATATTCTTTATTCATATCAATTTCATATTTTGTTTTACTGCTTGTATTACATAATATATTAGCAGCATCTGAACCCTTAATTCTAGCTTCTTTTTGAGTCATAACAAAAGCACCAGACAAGGCATCTTGTTGACAACCAATAATAGGATTTGAGTCTTTAACACCTATAATTTGGAATTTAACATTTGCGATGCGTTTTAGTTCATTGCGTGCTTGTATAGACTGTGCTAAGTGAATGTTCATCTCGTCGCCATCGAAATCTGCCCCGTATGGTTTACACGCTGATACATTTACTCTAAATGTATTCGCGTCTTCTCTATCTAAAACGTGAATTTGGTGAGCCATCATAGATGGCTTGTGTAATGTCGGTTGACGATTGAACAATACAAAATCACCATTTACTGAATGTCTTTCTACAATATCACCAATACTCAATTTAATTGATTTCTTACGATATTTTAAATCTATCTTTTGTACATCTGATTTACCATCTCTATAATTTATTCTTAATACAAAATTTGCACCAGGATATACTTCTCTTCCATTTTTAACTAAAGAAGTTAAATATTTAATATTATATGGTGTAACTTCCTCCGGAATTGTTAATTCCATAGCAATTTTCTTAGGTACACCTAATTGATCGATATTTATATAGGGGTCTGGTGTAATAACTGAACGACCACTGAAATCTACACGTTTACCCATCAAGTTACTACGAACACGACCACCTTTTCCTTTAATTCTATCAGAAATACTTTTTGTTGGATTACCTGTTTTAAATTCAGATCTTGGTAAGGATATAGATTCATTATCAAAAAATGTTGTTACTTGATATTGTAGTAAAGTATGGGCCGTATTTGAATAATTAGTAATATCATTTTGGGTTGTTTCTTTATCAAGTTGAGTTCTCAATCTCTGATTTGCTATAACTATATCTGAAATTTTCAAAGTTAATGAATCTTCCATAGTAGATGATGCAAGAAAATCAATCTTAGATGTTGGGCGAATATTTACTGGTGGTACAGGAAATGTTTTTATTACTAAATCTTCAGGTCTTGCTGATTTAGGATTAAATCCAAGTAATAAACAATCTGTATCAGATACATTTCTTAAAATATTATAACAATCTCTTGGTGATAATATTTCTAAAATTTTTTTCATTTCTTCTATGATTTCACCTGTTTTATCATCTGCTAATGTTGAACTTACTTCTCTTTCAAGTACCAAATTAATAGATACTTTACTTGTATTAATATCTTTTTTAATTTTTGGAACAGGTGTTCCGCAATTCCAACAAAAACTAATGTTTTTAGTTAGATTCTTAATTTCTTTAAATCTTGCTTCAGTTTTTTTAATCAATGCTTTTTTAAATTGTGCATCACTTTTTTCTACTAAGATATTAGAACATTTTGTACAAACACATTGTAATATTGACCTTAAATGATCTAGAAAGCCAAAGTGAAAAACTGGTTCTGCAAGTTCAATATGCCCAAAATGTCCTGGACATTTTAAATAATTTAGTCCACAAGTAGTACAATTCAAATAAGGATCACAAGTACCCAAACGCAAATCAACTAACCCACCCTTTTTCGGTTCATAGTTTTCATATGATTCTGGTAAATTAATACCAAAGGGATCTGAACTAACAGCAGAATAATTTTTTATTTCTTTATTTGTAAAAATATTAAACTCTAGTTTAGTTATTCTTTTAATTTCTTCACTATAAAATTGTGATTCTGAGCCCATTTACTGATTATATATAGATATCTTTATATAAAAATAATTTAAATCAATTTTTATTTGAATAATTAAAAAAAAATATTTAATAATAATATCTCATTTAATCTAATGACTAATATGGATATAGATTTATATTACAAAGCAATAGGTGAAGCAATTTTATTCGCATCTATTCAATTTTCAATTGGTAGCGTAGAAATGAGTTCTAAATTTTCTGTTATGAATTTCTCAAAGGACCAAGAAACTTTACAAAATGCTGCTTATGCGTTAACAGATTATTTAAAAATTGCTTTGTTATGGACAATTGGTACATCTTTAATTATGTATTCTAATTTTTCATATATAGGGTTAACAACTAATATTTTAACAAATGCAGTTATCGTAGGATGGATTATTTATAGTTACCACATTTGTTTCCAAAAAGCTTCAGATAAATATAAATTACAATATCCAACATTATTATAAAAATAAATATTAAATGAAAAATGTTTCCCCTTTCTGTTTTAATAGAACAGTACCTGGTGTTTTGGTTTTTACTATATTCTTAATTTGAGTAAATACTATCTTAACTTTCTTATCATTTTTTAACTTTGAATGTTCCTTTACAAGATTTCCAGCAAAAACCTTCATTTGAATATCAAGAATACTTGAATCAATTACACAATGTCCAGAAGGTGAATCATCTAAATGAAACCACCAATCTTCTGGATCTGCATCATCAATAAGTTTAAAATTTTCATTTGCATTTTTTCCGAGTCTATAAGTAATATTATCATTGGTAACAACAAGCATACAATTATTAATATCTTATATAAAATATATTATTCAATTTTTTTATTTTCAAGTTTGAAAAGATATAATATATATTTTAAATTAAAGATATGATAGATAAATTTATAAAAGATTTAATACAAAAAACAATTATAGAATTTAAAAAAAAAGAAAATAAAGATTTATTAGAGAATGAAATTTTAAACCCAATTTTTACGAGTTTTTCGGATAGAATTTATCCATATGTTTCATTATTATTTATTATGTATTCATTAAATCTTTTATTAATAATTGTTATACTAATTTTGATTATTTTATATAATAAAAAAAATATTTAAAAAATAAATTACATTTATTTTTTAAAATTATAGTTTTCTAAGTATGTTTAATCTAATGAACAAATTATTAAATTTACTTATAATTTTTATTGCATTAAAATACGTATTACCTCTTACAATCAAAAATATTCATCAAATCCCCCAATCTATATTTGCCGTAAACTTAGCAACAGCAGGTGGTATTTTCTTAATTCAATTTATCTATAATTATTTTATGAAAACTTCCAATTTAAAGAAAGTAACATTTAGAGATAATGTTTATAACTCATTATTCAAAGCATTAGTTGTTTTTGCTGCTTATTATATTTACGAGGATGTAAAAGCACATTATAATATAAATATTCCTGGTATAGAAGACGATGCTTCTATCAGATCATTATTTATTGTTGTCATACTAACTTTTTTCATTTTAACTAAGTGTTTAATAACACCCTAAAAATAATTTAAATTATTTTTCTACAATAAGTTATAATGAAATTAGTTTTCACATTAAAAGATTTAGTAAAATATATAATTTTTATAGGTGTGATTTACACAATTCTTAAAATGATACCATCTCAAAAATTATATCAAAGAGATTTAATTTTAATTGTTATTGTAATAATTGGTGGATTTTTATCAGTAGATTATTTTTATAATAAAGAAACTTTTGCAAATAGTGAATCAAAATCAAAAGTAAAAGATGAAGAAGAAGAAGATGAAGAAGAAGGAGAAGAAGATGATGAAGGTGAAGACGGAGACGACGATGAAGGTGGAGACGATGATGAAGATAATGATGATGATGAAGATAATGATGATGATGAAGATGAGGATGATGACGAAAAAAAGACTGTTAAAGCTGAAGGAGGTGATACAAAAGCAGTCAGTACTAAAACTCAAATAAATGATGAAGAAAATGGTGCATCAAAAAAATCATCTAAATCAAAAAATAATGAAGACGACGAAGACTCTTCTAAAAAGTCAAAGAAGAAAAAGGATGATGATGATGATAGACCATCAAGAAGAAGAGATGATCAAGCACCTCAACAAGCAGCTGCAATACAACAAGCACCCATTGTTATATCAGGTGGTCAAGGAGGTGGTCAAGGTGGTGGTAATAGTGGTGGAGGTGGAGGTGGAGGTGGAGGTGGAGGTGGAGGTGGTGGTGGTGGAGGTGGTGGCGATGATTCATCTGGAGGTAAAAAGAAACGCGGAGGTAGTGGTAGTGATGATGAAGACGACGATGAAAAAGGTAAAAAGAAGAAAAGTAAAGGTAAAAAAGGCGAGGAAGATGAAGAAGATGATGATAAAGGAAAAAAATCATCTAAGAAGGGAAAGAAAGATAAATCAGAAAGCGATAAAGAAGAGACCGATGAAAGTGAAGGAGAAAGTGAAGGTAAAGGAGGCAGCGGTAAAGGAAGCAAAAGTAAAGGAACCAAAGGTAAAGGAGCCAGTAGTAAAGGAGCCAGTAGTAAAGGAGCCAGTAGTAAAGGAGGTAACTTATATTTGGAAGATGGTAATGAAATAGTTAACAGTTTATTTCCCAAAAAAATTGGTTCAGAAACAGCTTGTGATGTTGCTATTGATAAATTAAAAGTTAATGTTGAAAATACTATATATAATTTAGAAAATAAGATTAAAACATTACAAAAATCATCATCAAATGATAATACAGATAAATATTTAGCTTCTTTATTAAAAGACTTACATTTAGCGGAAGTATTAGATAATAATGATATTGAGAATATACAATCTAAATTGGCATCTAAATTAACTACACCAGATGAAGTAATCGCCAACTTAGAAAAATTAAAAGCTAATTCTAAACCTAAAGTTAAACATCCTGTAAATGGTAAAGTTGACCAAAAAGGAGAATTTGCATATAATGAATTACCTTCTGATTTTTATAAACCACTTGGTGACAAAAATTTATCATTATGGGATAATGAATTTAGTATTTTAAATACAGAAAAATGGCAAGTACCTATGCCTAGACCACCTGTATGCATTAATAATGCTCCTTGTAAAGTATGTGCAAGTGATGATCCTGTATCAACTGGATATGGTTATCCTTTACAATTAAAAGATTGGGAATCTTCTAGAAAAATTACTAATATGGCAATTAATAAAGATTGGGCAAATAGCCAAGGAGATAGTGGAAAACTTAATACAGGAAACTCTAATACTGTTTTCAAAAAGACAATGGAAAAACCAACTAATTGGATGAAACACAATAATAGTAGTAGTGAAGAACCTCCAAAAAATAAATCAAAAAGTAAATCTAAAGGAAATGAATCAACTAGTGAAGAATCTCCAAAAGATAAATCAAAAAGCAAATCAAAAGGAAATGATTCAAGTAGTGAAGAATCTCCAAAAGGTAAATCTAAGTCTAAATCAGAAGCTTCAGAAGAAGCATCAGAAGAGGACTCCCCAAAATCATCTAAAAAAGGTGGTAAAAAAGGTGGTAAAAAAGGTAGTAAAAAAGGTAGTAAAAAAGAAACATTTAATAACAGTTCTAGAAAGAGAGAATAAATAAATAAATTAATTATTATTTATAAATAATAATTAATTAAATAAAAAATTTAAAGCCATTTTTTTATAGAAAAATAAACTTGAGGACTATATTTACATTTTTTAAATTTAACATTTGAATAAATTTTTGACATTTTTAACGCTTCTTTCCATTCTATATTTTCTTGTTCTAATTTTGTAATTAGTTCTAAACGAGATTCAAATTGTTCATCTGATTCACTTAAAAATTGTATTATTGATACATCTTTATCTTTATATTTAATAACTTTTATTTGTGTTTCCATATTAATATAATAATCTATTAAATATTATTTAAGCAACTTTTTTCTTACTTTTCTAAAGAGAGTTTAATAGATTTTAAAAAATTATTATATATAATGATAGATTCTCAAATAGTTTTTGGTATTGATTTAGGTACAACCAACACAGTAATATCCTATTTTAAAGAAGGAACCTCTAAAATTCTTACAGATGGTGTATTTAAATTAATACCTTCAAAAGTATATTTTTCTCCTGAAAATAAAATTTATTGTGGAAATTATATTCCTACAGGTTCAAAAGATATAATTAATTCTTTCAAAATTGAAATAGGAAATGATATATCATATACAAGAAATGATAAAATTTATAAATTATCAGATATATTGAATATATTCATTAATCATATTAAATCATTAATTAATAAAAAATTTAATAATTTAACTAAATTACAAACTGTAATTACAGTCCCTTCTAATTTTTCTGATACACAGCGTGAAATAATTAGAACCGCATTTATTAATAATGAATTTGATATTATTAGAATAGTTAATGAACCTTCAGCTGCTGCCTTAGCATATGGATTAAATCAAGAAGGTGAGAAAAAAATAATGGTAATTGATACTGGTGGTGGTACGATGGATATTACAATTTTACAAAAGGATGATAATTTTTTCGAAGTTGTTCATAGTATTGGTTTAAATGATTTGGGTGGAAATAATTTTACTCAGGTAATTGTAAATGATATAATCAAGAAAAATCCAAATATTAAAGACAATGATACTATATTTTATTCAGCACAAAGAATGAAAGAAAAATTATCATATTTAGAAAATTTTCAAGTAAATTTGAAACCACAATTAGGGTTTGATTCATTTTATGAATTAACCGAAAAAGAATTTAATAAATTATCTAATAAATTATTATCACGAATTGATGAATTAATTAGTGATTTGTTAAAACAATATACAGATATTGAATATTTTGTCTTAGTTGGTGGATCAAGTAAAATGAAGATTTTAAAAGAAAAAATATACGATATTACTAGGAAAAAACCTTGGTCCCATCCAAATTTAGAAAGTGTTGTATCAGAAGGTGCTAGTTTATACGCTGCAATCATTACGGGGTTATATAAACCACATGAAAATGTTTTATTAGTTGATATATTACCTTTATCATTAGGTGTAGCTACAGTAGATGGTAATTTTTCAATAATTGTACCAAAAAATACACCATTACCAGTAAAACGTTCACAAAAATATACAACAGATTCTCCTGGTGATTCAACTGTTAAAATAAAGATTTATCAAGGTGAAAGAAAGATAGCAGATAAAAATAATTTTATTGGAGAAATTGAATTTGATAAAGTTTCTAATTCTGGTATGCCAGTTATTGATATTAGTTTCAAAGTAGATTTAAATGGAATTATTAATGTTATTATTATTGATAAAAAATCAGGAATGGAAAAAAATATATTAATTAAAGATATTCCTAAATTTGACGAGAATGCTTTAGCAAATATTTTAAAAGAAGCTGAAATGAATAATGAAGCTGACGAAGAAATGACTAATAAATTACAAAGAACATATATTATTCAAACTAAAATTGAAAATGCATTAATTAATTTAAATATTAATGATTTGTTATCTGAAGAAACTAAAAAAGATATCAGAGAACAATTAAATATAATTGAAGAATCATTAGGAGAAATGACTAATACTGAATTATTAGATATGATAGCACAATTAGATACAAAATATTCTGGTTTAATTCAAACATATGATATTGAAGATAATGACGATAATAATGAAAAGAAAATGGATGATCTAGAAAAAGTATTATTAAATGAATTGAAAGCTGATGTTTCTAGAAGAGCAAACTTATTATTAGCACAAAATCCAGAATGGAGCGATTTTATTTCTCCTTTATTAGAAGATTTAGAATTAAGTAATTTATCTTATGAATATTTAGAAGATAAATTAAAAATTTTGAAAGAATTACAAGATGATGAAACTTTTGAGAGAGACTATAAAGAAGAACTCAAAAATTTATGTATTTATATTAAAAATGAAATAGATGAAAATCAAGTAGATTTATCAGAAGATAAAAAACTACAATTAGTTCAATTAATTACAGATAATTTAGAATTATTAGAAAGTATTGATGAATCTATTATTTGGGAAGATAAATTAAAAGAATTTAATAATGGCTGTGAATTGGTATATTCAAAAGCTATAAATTGATATATTCAAAATAATATTAGTTTTTAATCTGAAAAAGGTAAAACACTAATAGTGCTACCATTCTTCATTACGCCATCTTCACAAAATCGGCAAAATCCTTCCATTGTGTATTTATTATCATCAATAAATATAATTTTACCAGCACATGATAATTCATGATCCCAAGTCCAATTTACTGATTCTTCTGGAAATATTACTTTAACTTGTGTCTTGGTACTCTCAATACCTGTTAGTACTTGAACATCATATTTTGTCCAAATAATACCATTGTATGTTATTTGTTGTTTGATTTTTTCCATTATTAAATAATTAATAGTATATAAATCATTTTATATTCAATTTTTTAAAAAATAAAATGCTTTCATTAAGCATTTTATTAATTATTTATTATTTTTTATTTTTTTTTAGAGAATATTTTAAACAAACATTTAAGCGGAGGCTTCCTTGACGTCAGCCTTCTTTACCTTGGTGAGCTTGTTCTTGTATTCCTTTACGATTTCACGGGCTACACCATCAGCACTCTTGATAGAGTACTTTACGGGTACAGCGAGCTTTTCACGCTTACCGTTGTAGGTGTATGTGGTTCTCTTGCTGCCACGAGTTGATTCGCGGATAGAGAATGTGATTTCAGCTTTGGCTTGTTTGTTTTCACGGAAGTATTTGCTGAGAGCCTTGTTGGCGGCTTGGTAAGGAGTTAAGCCAGTGAAGCGACCAGCATAATCTTCAGTTCCAGGGAGGTGTACTTTGAATGAGCGTACACCCTTTTCATCTTCGGCTTCTTCGCCGTCAACTTCTACAGCTTCCTTTTTGGCTTTAGGGACCTTGGCAGCCTTGACAGCCTTTGCCTTGGGGGCAGCGGCTTTCTTGGCACCAGCCTTTTGGGCTACTTCAGCCTTTACTACTTTAGGAGCAGCGACTTTGGCTTCTACTTTAGCAGCGGCTTTTACAACAGCCTTGCCTTTTACGGGGGCAACGGCTTCTACTTTGGCAGGGACAGCGGTGGGTTTTACTTCGGCTTTGCCTTTTACTACCTTAGCGGCAGCGGGGGCGGGGGCGGCGGATTTTTGAGGAGCGGCAGGAGCAGCTTTAACGGGGGTTTCAGAAACAACTTTCTTTGAGGGAGGCATTATATAATATTATATTATAATATTTTTTTAAATCAAACACACTTAACATTTTTTTATGTGCGTTTATTATTTCCTTATATATATTTGTAGGCATCTTAAATATTTTATTTAAATTATAATAAATTTATTAAATTATACGGACCCTTTATCAGTTTAGTTCAAACGAATCCAATATATAATTACAAATTAAAAAATCTAATTAAATTATATGACAGAAATAGTCAAAAAAATAAAACTATTTGTTTTACAAAATTATTACAAAGAACTATCACAAATTATATTTAATTTAAGTAATCATTTTGATTTATTATATGATAATTTTTTAATTGAATTTTCATTTAAGCAAATCATAATGAATAAATTAAATGATTTAAATAAAAATATAAATACAAGTTATAATAATTTTATTGTAGAGGAATTAGAAAATGTAACAGGATTTGATAAATGGATAATAGATTTTTCTAAACAATTAAAATTTACAAATGAATCCAATTTTAATGAAATAATACCATTTTGCAAATTTATTAAATCAGAATTCCAACCTCTTAATAAAATTAGAATAGAATTAGTACAATTAATGTCCTCGTTAGGTTATAAAAATTTAGATGGATTACTCCAGTTTTTCATTGGATGTAACTATGAAACAATATTCAATGAAAATATTTTAAAATATTTAAAAGAATTAAATACAATTTTTATACCAATATCTTTTGATTTTTTTGATGTAGATAAAAATGAACCAATATATTGGAGAAAACCAAAAAATTTTAATGAAAATGATTTATTACAAGAAACAAGAGAATTATGGATTAAATATTATGATAAATATATAAAAATCTCTGGTATATTTAAAAATGATAATATCGGAATAATTTTCAAAACAGCTCAAATAAGTTACCCAAATTTATATATAATTAAAAATAATATTGATACTGAATTTGAAAAATCTTCTATAGATAAAAAATTCTTTAAAAAGTTTTTAAGATATGATTACATTGGAAATATATATGTATTAACAAGTAGCGAATATATTCAACACGCTGAAAAAGCTTATCAAAGATTTTTGGAATTAACTTCATCTACATTTTTATCAATTATGAAAGAATTTATATCAGAAAGTTCTAATTTTAAAAATATGTTTGATATTATTTTTATTTTATTATTAGGTTCAGAAGATAATATTGATATTGCTGGATTATTATTAGGATTAACAAAAGAAAAGAAAAATAATTCACCTAATTTATTTAATTTAATTAGTGCACATTTAGGATTTAATTTACAAGTAAAATTAAAAAAATCAAGCAATAATTTAAAACAAGAAATAGATAGATTAAAAACATTAACATTAGAAGATATTGATTATAAAAAACAATTAATTTCAAATAAAAATATATCCGATACAATTAAATCAGTAACATTAGAAAAAATTCAAGAAATGAAACTATATAATAATGAATATTACAAACAATTAACATTTGTAAAACACGTTTTAAATTTTCCTTGGACTTCAGATAATGATGATATTTTTTATAAAAATATGATGAATGATAGTAAAAAAGCAATTGAATATTTATCATCTGTTGAAGTTAAATTAAAAAATTCATCTTACGGACACGAAGAAGCAAAAAAATCATTATTACAAATTATAGGAAAATGGATTTCTAATCCTTCTAGTGCAGGTACAAGTTTTGGTTTAGTTGGTCCTCCTGGTGTTGGTAAAACATTATTAGCTAAAAGTGTAAGTAAAGCATTAGGTATTCCATTTGCTCAAATTACTCTTGGTGGTCAAAATGATGGTGAGCTTTTACACGGTCACGGATATACATATTCTGGTTCACAACCTGGTTTAATAGTAAAAAAGATGGTTGAAGCAGGAAAGTCTAGATGTATATTATATTTTGACGAATTAGATAAAGCAACTTCAAAACATGGACATATTAATGAAATTACAAGTATTTTGATTCACTTAACTGATCCAAATATGAACAAATCATTTCAAGATAGATTTTTCCAAGGTGTAGATTTTCCATTAGATAAAGTAATTATGATTTTTTCATATAATGATTCTTCTTTAGTAGACCCAATTTTATTAGATAGATTAAAAGAAATTACAGTTAAACCTTATACTACTAATGAAAAAATTAAAATTGTTAAAGAATTTATAATTAGTGAAATTGTAGAAGCAATAGGTTTGAAAAACGAAGAATGGACTAATTTAAGTGATGAAATAATTGAATACATAATAGAAAATTATACAAATGAAGCTGGTGTTAGAGATATTAAAAGATATATCGAAAAAATCTTTTTAACTCTCAATTTAGATAGATTATATAAAAGAGGTTTATTTGAAAACAGTCCATTTACACCAACTTGTGAAAGCCCTGGAGGATTTTCTAAAAATAAGATATCAACATTAGAAAAATTAGAAAAAGATATGATAAATAAAATATTAGAAAAACCTAATAATGAAATTGTAAAAATTCATCCTAATCCAGAAGTTGGTATTATTAATGGTATGTATGCAACTAGTAATGGTGATGGTGGAATTATACCAATTCAAATATTTGCAAATTATTCTTCAGCAGCTAATTCTTACGAAATTAAATTAACAGGTAAACAAGGTGAAGTAATGAAAGAATCAGTACATTGTTCATTAACTGCAGCCATTGATTATGTTAGAAGAAATATGAAAAAATATAAAATAAAAGATCTTGATAAATATTTATTAGAAAATTTTAAATTTGGATTTCACGTACACGCTCCTTCTACATCAACACCAAAAGATGGTCCTAGTGCAGGTTGTGCTTTCACATCTGCTTTTATTTCAAGAATATTAGGTAAGAAAATTAGAAATGATATAGCAATGACTGGTGAAATTGAATTAACTGGTAGAATAACAAAGATTGGAGGATTAAATTTTAAATTAATAGGAGCTAAGAAAGCTGGTGTTAAATTAGTGTTTGTTCCTAAAGAAAATGAAAAAGATTTGGAGGAAATTAAAGAAAAATACCCTAAATTATTTGATGCAGATTTTGATACTAAATATTATGAATTTGTTGATGAAATTATTGATATAATTTTATTATAAATAAATTATAATTTTTGATTAATCAAATAGGGTATTATATATAACGAAATCACTAAAATTGTAGTTGTAGTCTCAAATTCTTGATTCTTCAAATACATAGCTATCAATGCAGAACCGAAAACCATTGCAGAATCTGCTGCTATTATTTTTGCCCCACCTTCAACAGCGTAATCTTTATAAACATCAATAACATTATTTATTCCTTTTGGTGTTGGTTCTATTATTAATTTATATAATAAAATATCGTGAACAAGCTGTACTATTAATACAACAAATATAAAATATTGAGGAGTAAATTTTAAATTAAATTTACTAAATATATATCTTGTAATTATTAAAGTAATTATTATTATTGTAACATCTAACAAAACAGCTGTCATTCCAAATCTATCATACCAAACATTTATTTGTTTCCCTAATTTTCCAAAAATTTTGGCTATTACAATTACTATTAAATCAATTAAAATTACTGCTGTTGTTATATAAATTAAATCACTATGATCGTTTATATTTGAAATATCTGAAAGCATATATTATAATTTATAAATTATTATTCATAAATTAAATGTTTGTTATACTACTAATTCTTTTTTCTTTGATTTAGTTGCTGTTGCTTTTTTCTTAACGACAACAACTTCTTCCTCTTCTTCTTCACTCTCACTATCGTCGTCACTATCAGTATATTCTGTTTCTTCTGTAGAAATTTCTTCCAATAATTCCTTTTTCAATTGTTCCTTTAATACCAAATTTGATTCTGATACATTTACTTTATCCGGGTTTACCATTGAATTTTTCTTCTGAATTACCAATTCTGTTACTTTATTATTTAATATGATTTTATAATATGGATAAATTTTACGATATGTCTTTGAAATTGTAACGTCTGAAATATCAAATATCTCAGAAATTTGTTTTTTGCTGATTGTTAAATTATATGTGTTTGCTACCAATAAAATACACCCTGCAGCTACAGAAGGGGGTTCATGAGTTGATGCAATATCTAATTTGTGGATATTATTACAGACATCTTTTGATATTTCTATAAATTTTTTATCAATTTCTAATTTTTTTGCTAAACGTTCTATGAAATCTGCTGCTTGAGAATTTCTGATTTGGTAAAATGTTGAGTTTAAATCTATGTAATCTAATATTTTTCTGCATCCACGATGTACGTGTTTAATTTCTAAATCATAAATATCTGCAATTTCTTTTGGACTTCTTGGTTCTTTTTGTAATTTACAAGCATAAAATACACAAGATGCAATCATAGATCTGCGATTAATACATCTCATAATCATATTTTTCCCCTTGCGTTTTCCTCTAATATGTTTACTATCACTTACTTTTTTATATAAAATTTTTGCAGAATCAATAATTGATTGTGATACACCATATTTTTTACATTTCGATTGAATTCTTTCTAATACTTCTAATAAACTTTTTTCACGATAAGGCATTTGTCCTTGTCTTTGTAATGCGCTAATTTTATTATATCCTTTAGTTGCAATTTTAGTACCTAATGCAGATTTTGGAAAAAAATAATTT